TACATCTACAGCTAATGATGTTAGTCAGGTGGAAGCAGGAGAATGGCTATGTCATGTATGCAATTATTTGACAAAAGACCATCCCCTAGAAAACATAAATCATGCTTATTATATTGAGAAGGCAGAAAGAATAATCAGGAAAATTGAAACAAAAGGAAAGAAGACAAAAATTAACATTAACCCCAACCAAATTTCGTTATGGTAACTATTAAGAAAGGTACACACAGCTCATTTAAACTTCCTTCTCTTGTAATAGGACAGAATAGGATTACCTACAAGGTGAGGTTTACACCTAGTTGTAGGTATGAAATAGGACTTGCTGATCAGCTAGACATCAATAAACTATTTGGTATAGGCTATTTCCCTCATCATCATAAGAACAGTATGAGATTTGGATGGAGATATCTTCCTCACATGGATGCTATTGAAATCATGGCTTATTACTATGCAGATGGACAAAGGATGTATGAGCATGTAGCATTCTTGAAAATTGATGGGAATTACACTCTCATTATGTATATTCTTCCAGATGGTCATTTGTTGACAGTATTGGATGATGACAATAAATATGTTGCAGGAGATGTTCTTATTAATCGTCTAAAGGGAAGAAACTTTGGTTATCTTTTATGTCCTTATTTTGGAGGTAATCAAACAGCACCACATAATGTTCAGATTGAAATGAAAAAGGTGAAAGAATGAAATACCCAAAGCCTACAAGAGAAAACATAGCTATGCACTTGGTAGAAGTGCAGATGGAGATGATTGGGAAGACATTTGAAGATGCAGAAACTAACCAAAATTGGTTTCATGACTACACAATGACATCTGAGCAGTTTTTGGAATTCAGGAATAAGGCTATTCCTCTTATTAAGAAAGTGTACAGATGTAACAAAGCCACAGCATCAAAGAATTTTGATTGGTGGAATCTCAATTGGGGGCTTAGAATATTTCCTGTTCCTGAAGACGTAGTAACAATGAGAAACATTTTAACAGCATCAAGAAATGGGACAAGGAAAGACCCCACAGCAGATGAATGATAGTGAGAACATTATTCTGTTTGCAATACTTATGATCGTAAGTTGTTTTTTAGCATTTCTTATTTATACAATCATTTAAACATGGGAGCTACAGATTTTAGACTGACATCAAGAGGTGTCTCTGTTAGAGAAGCGTTTCAAGATGCTGTAGAAGCAGCAGAGTTTGAAAATGGACATGACAGTTACAATGGAACCATCTCCACTACAGAGTATTATGGAGATTTGACAGACAAGTTTAAGAAGAGTGGGAAATCTATTAACTCATTTATTGATGAGTTTTTAGAAAGTTGTTCTAAACATCATTGCTACAGTATTTGTATTGAAAGTCCTGAAATAGACAAAGGGAAGATAAAGTCAAAAGTGGAGCACATTGTTTCACCGGGGACAAAGAAATGGATATTGAAATACGTGGTTCATTGTCTCAGGGAAGATAAAGTGGTGGGGTCATTTCTCACCAAAGGATGTGCTGTTGAGAAAGCAAGAAAGTTTACAGAGGAGACAAGACTTCCTACATCTATTGAGATGACAAAAGTGTTGGAAAAGGGAAACACCACTGTTGCAAGGGTGTCATATAAGGGAAAAGATAAACTAGGTAAGTGGATGTTCTTTGGTATGGCAAGTATTTAAACAATAATATATGAATCTAGTACAGGCAGTAGAGTACATGCAGAAAAGTGAAAATGTTGCAGACTGGAATGCAAGAAGATCCTTTGTTTTCAGTAGATTTGCAGGTGATGTCAAAGAGCTTATTCTTGCTGTTGACAGCCCTGATGAAGAAGGTAAAGGTCTCATTGTCAAGACATTAGGGAAAGATGAGGAATATATAACACAAGTATAATGAATATTACAAGTGAACAATTTAAAGTGTTGATTTCCAAGGGTTATTCTTTGGATGTACTCTTTATATTGAAGATGATAGACGAAGGACAAGACATAAGTTCTCTAACAGAAAACAAAAAGATTGAGCTTCTTTATCACACACTTGTTCGCAAAGGTTTAATCACAGAAGATAACAAGGTTACATTGGAAGGGAGGTCTTTATTGGGCTTCCTTTCCAACTCTGAAGTTGTTATTCAAAAGAGGAAGCCTGTTGCAGATGATGGATTTACTAAATGGTGGTCCACATATCCGGGCACTGATACTTTCACTCATAAGGGTAGGACATTTTCTGGAACTAGAGGGTTGAGAGTGAAGAAAGATGATTGTAAACTCCTTCTCACTAAGATAGTGGGAGAGGGAGAATATACAATTGATGAATTGATAAAGGCTCTTGAGATTGAGGTGACACAGAAGAAAGACAATTCTGTAAAGACAAGCACTAATAAGCTGACATATATGCAGAATAGTTTGACATACCTCAATCAAAGAACATTTGAACCATTCATTGAACTTGCAAGAAAAGCAATCCCTATTGAAGAATCTGTAATTGGAGGAACTGATATATGACAGAATTTGATCTTCTCAAGAAGGAAGTTGACAACGGTATACAAGGAAGGAACAGCGGTATTCCTATGGGATTTCGTAGGTTGAACAAGTATATTGGTATAAGGAAACGTATATATACAGTGATATTCGGTGCTACAGGTAGTGGTAAGTCTGCATTTTGTCATTCTGCTTACATTCTTCATCCTTTTGATTGGTGGTATGCCAACAAGAACACTAGTAATGTAAAGCTCAAGTTTATTCTTTTCTCTATGGAGAGGAGTAAGGTGTACACATTAGCCAAGTGGACCAGTAGGAAGATATTCCTAGACCAAGGAGTGAATATTCCTATTGCTAAACTGCTAGGTTGGTGGGATACAAAGCTTACAAAGGATGAGCATGATTTGTTTCTGATGTACGAAAACTACATCAATGAACTAACGGCTATTTGTGATATCATAGAAGGTGCTCAAAACCCTACAGGTATATACAAATATGTTAGAAAGTATGCAGAAGCCAATGGTACAATAGAGAATATTAACGAGTATGACAAGATTTATCATCCTCGTCATCCAAATGAAATCGTAATACCTATTGTAGATCATTTTGGTCTCATCAAGATGGAGAAGGGTATGACCAAGAAAGAAGCCATTGACAAGACTAGCGAGTATTTTCAATGGATGAGAGACTTCTTAGGATATACACCAATAGGTGTGAGTCAGATTAATAGAGACCTTAGCAATCCCATCTATCAAAAGATGGATGCCTTTGAGCCAAATCTAGATCAAATTAAGGAAAGTGGTAGACCAGCAGAAGATTCTGATGTTGTTATTTCTCTTTTCCAACCTTCTAGGTATAAGACTAATGATGCTAGTTACAACAATGTAAGTAAGTTTATTAGTCCTGAAGGTGCTGATTGTTTTAGAAGCATCAAGATACTTAAGAACACCTATGGAGAATCTGATTTGAGGATAGGTATGGGTTTTCATGGTTCTACAGGTACATTTGCAGAACTTCCAAAGCCTAAAGACATGGACTCATTTGATTATGAAACCCTGTTTACAGGACAATTCTTCTTACCATGACACTAAGAGACAAAAGACAGAAAGAGTTTGCTGATGTATGGATGAAGACAAAGTTTGGCATTCTCAATCTCTGTCCTAGGTTTGGAAAAATCAGGACAAGCATAAACATCTTCAATAACTTTCCTCCTCATTCCACAATTCTTATTGCCTACCCAGATGGAAAGATTAAGGAGTCTTGGCTAGCAGATTTTGAAACATTAGGATATAACAATCCTAATGTGTCATTCACCACACATCTATCACTTAAAAAGCATGTTGATCACATATTTGACATTGTTGTGATAGATGAGATACATCTGTTGAGTGAAGCTCAATTAGAGGTGTGTAGTGAGTTGTTTGAACACAATTTTAATGTATTAGGGCTGACAGGAACAATGACATCCTATACAGAGAATGACATCTATCAAGCAACACTACTTACAGTGGTGGCTGAATACCCTATTGAGAAAGCAATTGAAGAAGGTGTCATTGTTGATTATGAAATAACAGTGTGCACTATTCCATTAGACAACAAGAAGGTGTTAGACTTCAAGGGTAAGAAGAGAACAGAGAAAAAGCAATTTGATGCTGTCTCTTGGGCAATTGATAAGATGGAGAGAGAAAGCAGGAATACAATGTTCATGCGCCTTGGAAGAATGAGGCTTATTCAGAAGAGCTACGCTAAGGTTGAGGCTACAAAGAAGCTTCTGAATAAATATGCTGATGAAAGGGTGTTAGTGTTTTGTGGGGTGACAGAGGTGGCTGATAGTCTTGGATGTCCTTCCTATCACAGCAAAAGCACTGAGAAGCAAATGTTTGCAGACTTTGCAGAAGGAAAAGGGAAACACATGGCAGTTGTCAAGATTGGCAACACAGGTGTGACATATAAGCCTCTGAATAAGGTGATTATTAATTATTTCGACAGTAATGGAGAAAACATGGCCCAGAAGATATTTCGATGTATGGCTATGGAATATAATAATCTCAATAAGAAAGCAGAGGTGATAATTGTTAGTAGCAATGAGCCTGTTGAGCTTAAATGGCTTAAAAGAGCTCTTGAATTTTTTGACAAAACCAAAATAAAATTCGTATCTTTATGAGCTAAACACAGAAAACATGAGTTCAAAGTTAATCGGAATTGTAGGACAAACAGGAACAGGGAAATCTACATCAATCAAGTCATTGGATTCTAAGGAAACGTACATCATCAATGTTGCTAAGAAGGAACTTCCCTTCAAAGGATCAGAAAGGTTGTATAACGCAGAAAACAAGAATTACAAGGAAGTAGATGACATCAATGAAATCACACGTTTATTGCTGACACTTTCTGAAAAAGCCTCACACATCAAGAACATCATTATTGAGGACAGTAATTACATGATGTCCTTTAGGATGGCTGATAAGGCTACAGAAATAGGGTTTACAAAATTCACCATCCTTATGAAAGACATGGTGGATTTGTTTAAGACAGCAAGGAAACTTAGAGATGACATTAAAGTGTTTTATTTCACACATCCTGAAACCATTGAAGATGGTGGAGAGATAGTGGGATATAAAATGAAGACTTCGGGAAAAGCATTAGATAATCAGATTACACTTGAGGGACTTTTCACCATTTGTCTCTATACACATGTAGAAGAGAACAAAGATGGAACTAATGGCTATTTCTTTGTAACCAACAGGTTCAAGAAATATCCTGCAAAAAGTCCTGCTGGAATGTTTAGTGATATAAAAATTGCTAACGATCTGAGTATTGTATGTAAAAATGTAGATGAGTATTATTCTTAAAAAAGTTGGTCTAATATTTGTAAATTCAAATATTTTATTTACTTTTAGTAAATGAAGACAACTTTTATATATTCTTTATCAGATCCTGATACTTTTGAAATTAGATATATTGGAAAAGCTAATAATCTAAAATATAGATTGTGGGCACATCTAAATGAAGCAAAAAGTGATAAGAAAAATCTGCACAAATGTAATTGGATAAACTCTTTATTAATAAAAGGAAAAAAACCAATTATTGAAATTGTTGAAGAAGTTTCTATTACTGATTGGCAATTTTACGAAAGATATTGGATATTGCAATTCTCTGCTTGGGGATTTAATTTAATAAATAAAACCAAAGGAGGAGAATGTGGTATAATATCAGAAAATTGTAGAAAAGCATTATCTCTTTCTAAAAAAAGAGGTCATGTTAAAGGAACATTTAAACATTCAGAAGAAACAAAAGCTCTTATTAGAGCAAAGCGATCTCTTCAAGTTATTACAGAAGAGCAAAAAATAAAAGTTTCCCAAAAAATGTTAGGTGTTAAAAAATCAGATTCTCATAAAAACAATATATCTAAATCAAGAAAAGGTATAAGATTTACTGAAGAACATATAAAAAAAATTGTAGAAAGTAGAATTAATAACAAGTTAAAAAATTAAAATTATGTCAACTATTGGAGGTAAAAAAAGAGAAAATTCAGGAAATGTTGATCAATTTGTAAAACGTGTAGGTTTATTTGAAGCAAGCGTGATTGCCATCAATCCTAACATGGAAGAGTATGCAGAGGTGTTGGGTATGGAACTCAAAGAAGGCAGTAAAGCCACTGAGTATCTTGGTACATCTAATGATGGTAATACATCTCTTCGTGTAGACATTTGGCTTCAGGAGATCAAGAGTGGTGATAAGTTTAAGGTGAACTTCTTTCTTGAGAACAAACTCAAGACTAACAAGGATGGCACTAAGGCTCAATATATTAACAATGTAGGCACTACATCTTGGGCATCTGATGAGAATACTCTTCCTGAATGGTTTAAAGGAAGGGAATATCGTCAAGCTTATGTAGGAGAAGAGGAGATGTATGGCTTCCTTCGCACATGGTTGGGCAATCTTGACTACAGAGATGCAGATACAGTGCTTGAGCTTGATTGGAAAACCCTGATGAAGGGTAATGTAAAAGACATTAAGAGTCAGATTGATGGTGAATATTGCACAAATGTTGTAGCTCTTGCCACCATTAAGACTGTTGAGAAGGATGGAGAAGTGAAGGAGTATCAAGGCGTGTATAACAAAGGATTTCTTCCTGCCTATGCTCTCAAGCAATTCCGTCTTGTCAACTATGCTGATGGTAAAGTGCTTGATAGTCTGAGGACTAAAAAGAATAAGGATTTGAAAACCCATGAGCGTTTTGTAGTTCAGGTGACCGGAGAATATGGATGCCGTGATTTCTATGTTCTGAAGGACATCTGTGAGTATAACGCTGATGATAATGTCGTGGCTTCGGATGCTGTCATCACCACTGATGGTGACGACTATTAATGACCCTCTACTCTGTCAAACAAATCCCCATTGTTGAAACATACAGTGGGGATTTTTCTTTACATTTGTTTATTATGATAAAGGGTAGTTTGAAAGTGAAACTCACTAAGGAAGCTATTCTTAGTAGAATTAGTGAATACGACATCTTTAGGTATTATATGCCTACAAGAGATTGGAAGATTAATAGTGTAACTTTCTCCCCTTTCAGAGATGAATCCCATCCTTCTTTCCTCATAGGCAATAGACATGGCTTTATGTCGTTTATTGACTTTGCTGATACATCCAAGAGAGGTGATTGCTTTTGGTTTGTGAAGATGTTGTTTCATCTTTCTACATTGGATGATGTTCTCAAGAAGATAGATGGGGATTTTGGATTGGGTATATCAGGAGGAGAGAAGAAAGACTATCAACGGATAGTGGGAGAATATAAACAACCTGAGGCAGTGAAGAGGTATTCTCTTATTCAGGTGGTTACACGAAAGTTTACTAATAGTGAACTTGAATACTGGAACAGTTATCACCAATCTCTTGATGACTTGAGAGCAAACAACATTTATGCTGTAAAGCATGTCTATCTTAACAGGCAGAAGTTTCCTCTTCCTGAGAAGGAGATGGTGTTTGGTTATTTGTATGATGGAGGACATTGGAAAATCTATCGTCCATTTGGAGATAGGAAGAACAAGTGGGTTCCTAATAATGTACCTATTACATCTATGGATGGGAAAGAGAACATAAATGGTTGTAATGTAGCCATCATCACTAAATCGAAGAAGGACTATATGGTGTTGAAAAAGATTTATGAGAATGTGTGTGCTGTTCAAAATGAAGGCATTGCATGTTTCTCACAAGAGAATGTTCAACATCTTAAAGACAATTCACAAAAGCAAATATTGGCTTTTGATAGTGATGTAGCAGGTGTTACAAACAGTCAGCAGATTACAAAGATTTTTGATTTCTCTTATGTCAATGTACCTAGAAAGTATTTGGAAGAATACATCAAAGATTGGAGTGATTGGGCAAAGGTTTATGGAATGAAACATGTAGAAGATTATCTAAACCAGAAATTATGACAAATGAAGAATTATTCAGGGTGATTAAAGAAGACATTGAAAGTCAAACAGAATATCTATCTACTACTGATGAAGATGAGATAGAATGTATTAGCATTGAAAATGTAATTGGAATTTTAAAAAGGCATCTTAACATTAAAAACTAAAGTTTATGTACAACACAAGTAGTAGCTTTTTGGCATCTGTAACTGTTCCCAATGAAACTCGCACTTACAAGCCTGTCAGTCATTCTCAGATAATTGATTTGACACTTGCATCTATTGAGAGTGCAGGATTTAAAGTGCAAAATCAATATTACACATCTACATTTGATGGACTTGTTGCAAATGGTAAATACACTATTGCAAATGTCAATGATGATGAGATGGTGTTGCAGATTGGATGGCAGAATAGCTACAATAAAACCAAGAGCCTCAAGTTTGCTATTGGTGCAATGGTGATTATTTGTGGCAATGGTATGGTGTATGGTGATCATGGCAACTTCCGTAAGAAGCATAGTGGTGATATTCAGGAGTTTACACCTGCAAAGATTCAGGACTACATCAAGAGTTCTGGAGATGTATTCTCTCTTATGCAGAATGATAAAGTAGGGATGAAGAATGTACATCTTGAGGACAATGTTAAAGCTCGTCTTCTTGGTAAACTGCTTATTGAGGACAGCTTTATTAAGCCCACACAAGCAAACATTATTGCTCGCGAAATCAATAAGCCTACACATTCTTACAATGCTCCTGACAGCTTGTGGGAATTCTACAATCACACCACGTTTGCAATGAAGGGTGTTCACCCAAGTATGTGGATGGATAATCACATTGCTGCCCATGAGTGGTTTGTTAATGAGATGGGAGAATTGACAGGCAATATCAAAACAGAGAATTTCACACAACTTGAATTATTCTAATGAATTGGGATAAGTTTCATTCACAGTTTCATGAGAGTTGGCATCACAAGATGAGACCTTTTATTGAATCTGAAGAGTGTGACAAGATGTATGAACATTTGAAGCAAAGAAGCAGGAAGGGGCACATTGTTGCCCCTTCTTCTTCTAATACCTTCAGGTGTTTTCTTGAGACACCTTTAGATGAAATGAAAGTGGTGTTGATGGGTATGGCTCCCTATCACACCAAAATAAAGACAATGAATGGTGATGTCATTGTAGCTGATGGTTTATTAATGGGATGTAGTAATACAAACTATTTACAGCCTAGTCTTACTAATTTCTATGGAGCCATAGAAAGAGAGTTGTATGAAGGAGCAGCGATGGACAGAAATCCTGATGTTAGCTATCTGGCTAAACAGGGAGTATTAATGTTCAATGCTTCTTTGACAACAGAAATAAATAAGGCAGGAGTGCACTTAGACTTATGGCATCCTTTCACAAAATATGTGATAGAGGAAGTGATTAATTATTCAGGTGTGCCTATAGTGTTTTTGGGAAAAGATGCAGCTGTGTTTCATAAGTATATAGGCCCTTTTCAATGGGCTTTTAAACTTTCACATCCTGCTGCTGCTGCATATAAAGGAATAGAATGGGACAGTGAAGGGGTATTTAAGAAGGTGAATAAAATACTGAAGGACAACAACAATTTTGTAATTAACTGGATGCATAAAAATTAAAACTATGATCTTAGAGAAACAAACAGAGGTGGTAGTAGTTGAGGAAGGTATTGAAAATGATGCAATTGGAATGTCGCTTGACTTAGATTCTGCTAACATGCTTATGCAGATGTTAAGTAAAAACCTGTATTCTGATAGTGTGGGTAGCACTATACGAGAAACATGTTCTAACGCTCTTGATAGTCACAGAAGAGCTGGCGTAAATCTTCCTATTATTGCATCTATTGAAAGAGATGATAGAACCTACAATTATTCTTTCTGTGTAGAAGACTTCGGTATAGGCTTGGATGATGATGATGTTAGAAACATTATTTCTAAGTATGGCAAAAGTACAAAGAGGAATAGTGCTACAGAGCTTGGTATGTTTGGCTTGGGCTTCAAAGCTCCTCTTGCTTACAGCTCTTCTTTCTATTTTGTATGTAGAAAGGATGGAATAGAAAGGAAATACATGATGCATGAGAATGATGAAGGTAATTCCATCAACCTCTTGTATGAAACTGCTACATCTGAAAGGAATGGTGTAAAGGTGATTATTCCTATGAAGAGTGGAGACAGATATACATTTGAAAAGAAAATAAGTGAGCAATTGGCTTATTTTGAGAATGTACATGTCTCTATACTTGGAGAAGTGAAAGAGTTCAAGATATTCAGACATGAGCTTTTCCAGTATAGTGAAATGATAACAGACAGTTATGTTCATTTGTGCTTGGATAATGTCTACTATCCTCTTGACTACAGCAAGTTTAGCTTTCTACGCATTGATGTTCCTGTTGGTATTCGACTTTCTCTTAATGATGGTGTATATCCTACGCCTAACAGAGAGGCTATTCGATATACAGACACTGCTAAGAAGGTGATAGAGGAGAAGTTGAAGAAGGTGGCTGATTATTTTGTTACAAAATATAACAATGCCATCACTAATGCAGAAATAAAAGACATTTCTATTATGCATTCACATTATTGTGGAATAAGAGAGATTAGTATTCTTGACAATAACAAACGTCATGATGCTAAAGAATTGATGAAGCTGTCTAAGATTCCTGTACAGTCTCCTTCTATGCCCAAATATCCTCTTCTTAACATGAAGCAGATTCTCTATTCTGATTCAACGCAAGTGTTTAGAGACTATGACATAGCACTGTCTATTCATCATAGATCATCTAGTAAGAGAGAAGGGATGTTTATGTTCAATGAATTCATCAATCAATTTGATACTTTTAAGTGGTTTTTAAAGGACACTCCTCGTATTCCTGAATACATTAAGTCTCATCTGAAAAGTATAAACAAGAGTGTAACAAAGGTGATTACGCCTAATTCTTTCAAAAGAACATTAAAAGATTATAGAACAGGGTATATTCCTGTTCTTGGTTTGAGGAATGTTCCAAAGACAGAATGGAGAAACACTATTGTTCAGTTTGAGGAATTCAGGAAAGAAATCCTTTCTACAATGTTTGTTCCTATTAGTGGCTTTGAACGTGAAGACAGTGTTGTTACAAAGCCTAACAGTGTTCGCAAACAGCGAATTAAACTAGCTGATGGTGAGTTTTCTGCAAGGATGGGTAGAAAGAAGAGTGGATATCAAGGAGGGATGATGTTTGAAAAGACAGCTCCTGTACAGCTTAAAGGATTTCATAAGCGTCCTTTTGTTCTTGTATATGGTAGGGAAGAACAGGAAAGCATATTGAAAAACATATACATTTATACACAAGGTAAAGTGGGAGTGGCTCTTGTTGGAGAACGAGCTTACAATTCTTTGAAAAATGTAAATATTCACAATTTAATTAGTGTAGAAAAGTTTATGGAAGGATCACATGTTTCTTTTAGAAGGATAGCTACAGCCACTCTTGTTCATAAGAAGATGGTGCAAAAGTATGACAATGGTCTTTACATGCTTAGATGTTGTAAGTTTATGAAGAATATCATTTCTAGCTTAGGAAATGATTTGGAAACTTTGCGTGATTATCATCATAAGTATAATGACTGTGTATCACAAGTTGATGAAGATTTCAGAGATTCTCTTATTGAAATTGCTCAAAGAAACAATTTGATTGATACATCTGTCATAGCAGCTATTGCTAGAGTGGAGAAATTCGTAGAGGAAAATTCATGGTTTCCTAAAATGTCTCGTCAGATATACAGGGAGGATATATCTGAACCAATTGTAGAGCTTATTGTAACAAGTTTGAAATATAAGAAATACAGGCTTAATGCCATTCATTATGCACCTGTAGTTGAACAGGGAAAACAAGACATACAATCATTGGAAGACGAATTAATTGGCTAACACAAACATGGAGGGAGAGCAATTCTCCCTCCTTTTAACAAACAAAAAACACAATTATGGATTTTTCATTTAACTGGTTCCGTAAGAACAAACAGAAAGAAGAAGAGAAACCTCTCAAGGTGGTAGTGACAGATGGTATATTTTCTGAGGCTACGGTATTACCTAAGCCCTATATGTCTTTGAAAATGGTGGGAAAGGTGCTGACAGTGGTGCTTAATGACGGAAGTATTCTTTCAAAAGAAGATGCAAATGTAGATGATTTTAATAGAATAAGGTTTTCCACCAATGAGAATGATGTAGTGAAGGTGTTGTTGAATGAGGAAAATAGGAAAGAAGCAGAGAAACATCAAGAAGAAATTAAAGCTGTTGAAGCTATTCTTGATGGTATTTCTATTCTTAAATCATGTGATGATTTTATTGTAGAAGGAAATAGTGTAAGAATGGTGGAGACAAACAGAACACTTCCTCAAATTCTTGTTGAGAAGTTTGCCAGTATTGTTTCTAGTGACAACAGTTACAAAGAGAACGAGGAGTACATAGCTCTCAAGAGGTTCTTTATGTGGTGTTGCCTTAATCCAAGAGCTGAAGTGGCAGATAAATTGTATGAGTTTCTTCAGAAGAACGGAATGAAGATTACAAAACAAGGACTGTTTGTAGGCTTGAGGAATGTTGTAAAGGTGGCAGATGTTGATACATCCTTTGTAGAATTCATCACTAATGCTCATCACAAGGTGAAAGCTGTGTGGAAGAAACATCCTCGTATATACACTGTATATCAAAATGATGAAGGAGAATATGGTTTGACAACAAATGTTTTTATAGCTCAGTCTAAGAACAATGTTGTAAAAGGTAATCTACTTGAATTGTACAACACTCTTCCTGAGAATGAAGGGAACAGGTTTACAGATGATTATTCAAGAACTTTTGACATTCGCATTGGACAAGTGGTGAGTATGTCTCCTGATGATTGCAGTTGGTCCACAAAAGATTGTGCTGAAAGAGGCTTACACTTTGCAGGACATACAGCTCCTTATGTTCTTTGTGGTGACACCACTGTATTCACTCTGCATAATCCTATGAAGGTGGTGGGTATTGGAAATGAGAAAGGTAGGTGTTATGAATATCTTCCTTTCATGACCACTTCTGTTGAAGAAGCTAATGACATTATGCACTCTAGAGATTTTGATTTCCTTCAGCTTGATGAGCAATATGCTATTGATGAGCTTGCTAATCTGGAAGAGAATGTGAAGAAGGGATTTGCAGCAGAAGCCAAGAAGCATGAATTCAATCTTCCTACACTGTCTTCTAAAGAAATGAGGAATATTATTTCTTCATTGGAAGACATTCAGAAGGAAGTGGAGAAGCGAGTGGTAACATTGTAATAACAAAAAGGGGAGGGAATAAGTGTCTCTCCCCTTTAAATATTCTAAAATGCAATTGACAGAAGGGTTTCCTTATTTGTATCAGCATCCTTTGATAATGGTGAATAACATTCAGAGAGTGTTTGAGAATGCTACAATTAAAGATTATCAGGAAGGGCTAAAATGGTATTCAGAGGCTCATGATTTTGCTAATGATTTAGCAAAGACATATGGAATAGGAAAGATGAAAGTGGCAGGAATCATAGCTGCAATGTCTCCTATGAAGGCTTGGAAGACTAACAAGGAAATATCAGAGCAGTTTATTAGTTGTGGAACATCTGGACATACGGTTAGTCAAACAGAGAAAGCAAAGAGTATATACTGTGGAGATGAAACCAAAGAATACATAGAAAGCAAACTTGGAGGACTGAAAACCATTAACTTCTTTAACAATATTTACAATCCTTCTGACGAAGAGTATGTAACCATTGACAGACATCATCTGTACATTTCTACAGGAATGGATGTACAGGTGTGTACAACAAAGCAGTATCAATTTATTAAAAAACACACTGTTATGTTTTCAAAAAGTGTTAACTTGACCCCTTGTAATCTTCAGGCAGTTCTGTGGGTTACATGGAAACGCATGAAAAAAGAATCGGAATGCCAAAGAAAAAACAAAGAGTTGAAAGAACTAGGAACAATGGCACTATGACAGAGAGCATGTTCTGGAGTATGATAAGAGCCACACTTAGAAACAAGAGTAGATGGTGGAAACCTATTGCACAATGTAAACTTGATGCAAGAAGGAAATATAAAGGAACTAATAAGAGACAACAATGGGAATACCAATGTGCTCAGTGTAGTGAATGGTTCTCTGAAAAGAACATTAATGTAGATCATAGAATTCCAGCAGGTCAATTACAAAGTGGTAAAGACCTTGAAGGATTTGTTGACAGACTATTTTGTGAAGTGGACAACTTACAGGTACTTTGTATTAATTGTCATGACATCAAAAGCCAAAATGAGATGAAAAAAAGAAAAGAAAAATAAAAATTGTCTTGTTTAATTTGTCATAATTTTATAACTTTGTAAAAACAATTGTTATGAAATATTACATTTATCAACATATTAGATTAGATAATAATACAGTTTTTTATATAGGGAAAGGTACAAAGAAATTTAAAGGGAATGCTTATTATAGAGCATATACTAAAAGCTCTAGAAATACATATTGGTTAAATATTGTTAACATCACTTGTTATAAAGTAGAAATACTTGAAGAGTTTGAAACAGAAGAAGAATGTTTATTAAAAGAAACAGAATTAATTATAAAACATGGATATTCTTGGAACAATACAGGAACTTTATGTAATATAGTTAAGGATGATTCTGAAATAAAATTACTAGCTAGAAACGGAGCTAGTAAAAAAAATTCTAAGGAAGTACATCAGTATTCTTTATCTGGAGATTACATACAATCTTTTAATAGTGTAACAAGAGCTAAAAAAGAATTTCTTTGTGATATTTATAATGCTGCAAAAGGTAGAGTACCTTCCGCAGGAGGTTATCAGTGGAGGTTTATAAAATATGATAAGATAGATTCTTATTCTTTGAAACATTCTCATATAAATAGAAGTAAAATTATTTATCAATATGACAAAGAAGAAGTTTTTATAAAAGAATGGAAGGGATCAAAAGAACCTTCTGAAATGTTAAATATTAACAGAACAGCTATTAGAAACTGCCTTTCTGGATTAGTTAAGACTGCTGGTGGATTTATATGGTCTTATCATAAACTTTTAAAAACTGATAAACTAAAAAAATACACGGTTTATAGAAATAATGAATTAATTTTTTCTGCTGATACTTTAAAAAAATGTGCAGATTATTTGAACTTAAATCAATATTCTGTCTCAGTTTATTTACAAAGAGGTAAATCGTATAAAGGTTATATGTTTTACTATAATGATGTTAAAACCAAAAACGAAAGAGATGATAAAGGGAAGAACAGAAAAGGAGTATAGGGATGTCAATATGGACAGCAGTAGCAGTCTTAAAGAGTTTAGTGTAGACAGAAGGAAGTATTACAAAAGATATATTCTTGGAGAGAAGACAGAGGAGAAAGATACACAAGCTGCTCTTATGGGTAGGGTGGTAGAAACTCTGTTGATGGAGCCTGAAGAGTTTGACAATAGGTTTTATATGTCAAGCTTGGTGAGTGCTCCTACAGGATTGATGTTAGAATTTGTAGAGGCTCTGTATAAATATACAGTTGAGGCTACGGATGGAGAGGGAAATGTTACACGCAGTTTTGAGGATATAAGCAGAGAGGCTTATGTTGCTAGTGGGTTTAAGATTAAATACGATGCTGTAATTAATAAGTTTATAGGAAGTGATGCTGAGATATTCTATAATGAGATTAGGCAAGTGAGGAGCAAGGGATTGTCTGTTGTTACAGCTGACGATGCTTCTATGGCTGAAAGGATTGTAGAAGAGCTGAAAACCAATGATTTCACATCTCAAATTGTCAATCTTGTAAACAGTAGCAGATATTCTGTGTTTAATCAGATGCAGGTGGAAGGCTATTCTATAGATGGTTTGAAGCTCAAGAGTATGCTTGACAAAGTGGTGGTAGACCACAAAGAGAAAACCATACAAATTTATGACCTAAAATGTGTGTGGGCTGTAGAGAATTTCTATGAGGAATACTATCTTTACAGGAGAGCATATATTCAAGCCTATCTCTATCATCAAGCAGTGTTGCAAACCACTAGTTTACATGATTATGAAGTGCTCTATCCCAAATTCATTGTATGTGATAGTGGAAATTACAATGCTCCTCTGGTATATACACTAGACATGGATGATATGGAGGATGCATACAATGGATTTGAATACAAGGGTAGGACATATCCCGGAGTGAAGTCTATTATTGAAAACTTGAAATGGGCAGTTGCCAATGACAAGTGGAACATAAGTAAGCAGAATTATGAGAAGAAAGGAATGTTGAACATAAAAGGTTGATGCTGATGACTGTAGAAAAAAATATAACCTCGATATTTATGGTCCCTACATTGAAGATAGGGAAGGAAGTGCTTATGGCTAATGGGTTTATTAATGCCTATGTTAAGGATGCAATGAAGGAAGTGCAGTATGAGAATTGCATATATCTCTTGTTCAAACCTGCAAATAATAATCTCTTCAAGGAGTTTCTAGATGCAGAGTATGAGAGAACAACAGCATTAATAGATGACTATGACTACAATGGAGGTTATGTTGTTTTGGTGTATACGTTAGATGACAAATGGAAAAGTGATTTTGATCTTATAAGACAGGGAAAGTATTCCAAAACATCTAAAGATTTCCAGTCTGTATTTACAAAGATTGTAAAGATTGTAAAGAATGGACTGAGAAGAGATGAAATATCTTTGCAATATCGTGTTTTCAATAAATCTGAAGACATCAAGAAATATTGGGAGGATAGAATAGGAGTGGCATTCTCTGATGATATGGAAGTGTGGGAAGGATTTATTGAGGAAAATGAAACATTGTACATTGAAAAATTCAAAAAGCAGCATGTATAATCAAATAATGTGTGACACCATTCTTAATAAATACGGTGTTGAGAAGGCAATTGATTTCTGTCAAATGATGAGTGAAGCAAATCAAGAAGTGTACAATGTTCTCAATAGTGAGAAAGACAGAGTGTATGAAACATGTATGGACTACGGATATGATGCTCTTTGGTGGAGAGAAAAGGGAGCAGCTCTTCTCAGAGAAAGGAATGAAAGGGTGTTTAATGTTAGTAGTGGGAGAAATGTCTACTAATGTTAGAATTTAAGCAGCCCATACCTGTTGTCATTCCTGAAGAAGGAAAAGAAGGATATGCTATTTATGTCACAAATAGTGGTATGTTTGAGAATGATGTATGGTGTGTTGCTCTTTGTGATGGTGGAATAATTAGACACTATACCACAAATCAACTTAGAATTTATGCAAATGCCACATTTACAATCAAAAAGGAGGACAATATGAAGGACAAAATTGTTCAACAAGTGGTTGAAAAGTATCAGCAAAGGAGTGATGTGGGTATTAGAAAATACGGCACTACACTTGAGGGAAACAACACTGACAATTTCTTCAATCATTTATTAGAAGAACTGATGGATGCTAGCTTATACATCCAAAAAATAATGGATGTGATTAGAAATGAACCCAATGATACAGTGTTGGGAGAGAAAATAAGAGACATGGTTAGACAGAAAGTTTAACTATGTCTTGGTTATATGGAAAGGGGGCGATAATTTTGTCGTCCCCCTTTTTTTTAACCATTTAAAATAGAGAAATATGAATTTGGAACAGTTGAGTAAAGAAATACCTACTCCTTGGGGAGAAATAGGTTATGTAGTTTTTAAAAGAACTTATGCTAGGAGACTTAAAGAGGATGATCCTAATAGTCCCACTGAAGAATTTTGGCAAGTTATTGAACGAGAATTAGAAGCTTGCAGGAGACAACTTAACGTTGGATTTACTCCTGAAGAAGAACTTCAATATGCTAAATATCGACTTGGATTGAAGTTCTCTACGGCAGGAAGGTTTATGTGGCAACTTGGAACAAAAACAGTCGATAGATTAGGGTTACCTTCTCTTCAAAACTGTGCATTTGTTACTATAAATAGTCCTATTAGACCTTTTACTTGGGCTTTTGAAATGTTAATGTTAGGTTCTGGTGTCGGTTTTAATATTCAGAGAGAGAATGTTTATCAACTTCCAAAGCTAAAAGAAAAACTTAAAATTGAAAGAAAGGATACAAACGATGCTGACTTTCTTGTTCCTGACAGTAGAGAAGGATGGGTGAAACTTTTAGGGAAAGTATTAAAAGCTCACTTTTATAGTGGAGAAGGTTTTACATATTCTACTGTGTGTGTAAGAGGTAAAGGAGCTCCTATTAAAGGATTTGGTGGAACAGCATCTGGCCCAGAAGAATTATGTTGGGGAATACAAGAGATTCATAAAATACTTAATAGTAGATCCAACAAAAAGCTTCGTCCTATTGATTGTTTAGACATCATGAATATTATAGGGTATGTTGTTGTAAGTGGAAATGTAAGACGTTCTGCTGAAATAGCCATAGGTGACTATGATGATATTGATTATCTAAAAGCTAAACGATGGGACATTGGACAAATTCCCAAGTGGAGAAGCATGAGTAACAATTCTATATATGCTCCTAAGAACATAGATGATCTTCCCACTGAATTCTGGCAGACTTATAATCAAGGAGAACCTTATGGACTAATAAACATTGATCTTGCTAAGACTTGTGGTAGAACAGGAGAGACAAAATATCCTGATCCTGATGTTGAAGGTTTTAATCCATGTGCAGAACAATCATTAGCAAATTTTGAAACTTGTTGTCTTTCAGAGGTGTATCTTCCTAATATTGAGTCTTTTGAAGAATTGTTAGATGTGTTAAAATATACATACAGAGTAAATAAACATTCTCTTGCTTTACATTGCTCATTGTCTGAAACAGAAGACATAGTTCATAAAAATATGAGAATGGGTATAGGAATGACAGGAATATTACAAGCATCTCCTGAACAAAGAAGTTGGTTAAAAGATGCTTATATAGAATTGAGACAATATGATGGATATTACTCTAACTTGAAAGGGTTTCCTAAATCTGTTAAACTCACTACAGTGAAGCCAAGTGGAACTCTAAGTTTGCTTGCTGGAGTTACTCCGGGAGTACATCCTAGTCCTGCTGGACCTTATTACTACAGACGTGTAAGAATGAGTTCAGAAAGTCCTTTAGTAGATGTTTGTAGAAACAATGGTTATCATGTTGAACCTGTTATAGAACTAGATGGCACTAATAGTAAAACTACAATGGTGGTAACTTTTCCTTGTAAGATACCAGAAGGAGTACCTGTAGAAAGTAGTTTCACTTATGATCAACAACTTGATATGGTAAGAAGAATGCAAAAAGAATGGTCTGATAATGCTGTAAGTTGTACAGTGTATTATAAGAAAGATGACATAGAAGGTATTAAACAATATTTAAGAGATTATTTTAGTAATGAAATGAAAAGTGTTTCGTTTCTTCTTTCACAAGGACATGGATTTGTACAAGCTCCTTACGAAACCATTACAAAAGAGCAGTATGAAAAAGATGTAATAAATGTGAAACCTATTAATTCTATTGACGTAACAGAAGACACATTTGATATAATGGATTGTGATTCAGGAGCATGTCCTATAAAATAACATTTAGGAGTTAAATAAAATAACATATATTTGCTGTTATTAACCAAAAACAGCAAATATATGTTATTAAAAGAAAATGCTATAAGAAAAGAAAAAATAAAAGCAAAAAATTCTGATTATTATGTTTATTATTTTCATTGCTTGGAATGCAACAAAGAGATAAAAGCTCAAACATCTCAATTACTCAAACATTCAGGAAAATGTCAAAGATGTGGACATTTAGGTGAGCCTTATTTATTTATTTATAATGAGTTAAAAAATCATAGAAATCGAAAGATAGAATTCTCACTTACTTTTGAAGAATTAAAAACTTTAATAACACATTTTCCTAAATGTCACTATTGTGATATAGATCTTGTCTATAATGAACATTCTAGACATTGGAGTAAAAACTTAACAAGAGCTCATCAACTTGATAGAAAAGACAATTCAAAAGGTTATTTTTTAGATAATATAGTAACATGTTGTTGGACATGTAACAGATTAAAATCAAATGCATTTACATATGAAGAGTTTTGTTTATTAAAACCTGTTTTAAAAAATATACAAAAAATAAGAAAAATTAAAAATTGCTCATTAGAGCATAATACGTTATGAAAAAGGAATTCATAGAAGGCGTACATTACTATTTGGAAAATGGAAGGGTGATTATGACAGCAAAATATCTCCTTGAAAGAGGAGCATGTTGTGGAAATAATTGTGTAAATTGCCCCTACCATCCAAGAGCTACTAAAGGAAGTAAAGATTTGCGTAAAGTAGCAAATAACGATACCTTTAGCAAATAATTTGTCTTTTGCATTTTACCCCCGGTTGTGTCTACATCTGGGGGTTTTTATTTGTAGCCTTCTTGATAATTTTGTAAATTTGATAAAACGCAAACGCTTATGGCAAAGACAAAAGAAGCTGTGTCTTCTAACAAACTGCAAGAGACATTAGACAAGCTTAACAAGACTTATGGACAGGGAAGCATCATCACTCTTGATAGCAAGATTGGTGGAGATTATGAGTTGATTTCTTCAGGAAGTATTGGATTTGATTGGGTGACATTGGGTGTTGGTGGATTTGTAAAGGGAAGATTGTATGAATTAATGGGATGGGAAGGCTCTGGTAAGTCTACTATTTGTGGACATGCTGCTGCCAATTGTCAAGCAAGTGGAGGAAAGGTGTTGTATATTGACGGAGAGCATGCATTGGACAAGAAATATTTCCAAGCTCTTGGTGTTAATACATCAGAGATGTTGATTGCTCAACCAAGTTGCGGTGAAGAGGGCTTTAACATTGCTTTGGAAATGATTAACACAGGAGAGCTTGATTTGGTTATTATTGACAGTGACAGCTCATTGATTCCTAAGAAGGTGTTAGATGGTGAAGTGGGTGATTCAGCTATTGGTAAGAAAGCTGTTCTCAATAGCAATGCATATCCCAAGCTCAAAACTGCTCTTTCAACCAAAAACACATGTGTCATTGTTGTTAGTCAGTATCGTGAGAAGATAGGTGTGATGTTTGGCAATCCTACAACTACACAAGGTGGACATGCTCTCAAGTTTTATTCTGATGTAAGGATAGAGGTGAGTAAGAGTTTGTCAAAAGATGGAGATGTAGTGGTGGGTAACACTACTAAAGTGAAAGCCATTAAGAACAAAATGGGCAATCCTTATAGGCAATCTCAATTTGACATCATCTATGGTCAAGGCATTGATAAGATGGCTGAGATAATGGAGTTTGGCAATGAGCATGAACTGTTTAAGAAATGGGGTAAAACCATTACATACAATGAGCAGAAGTATGACATAGAAGAGTTTAAGCTCATGATTCTTGATAATGAGGAATTCTATAATGCACTTGTTGAACAAATAAAAACTAAAATCAATGACACCGTTAAAAGTGAAAATGAAGAGACTGTGGCCTAGTACAAAGATTCCTATGAAAGGATCTCCTGAAGCTGCATGTTATGATGCATTTGCAAGTAGTATTACATTTGATCAGAAGGGTAATGTTGTAATTGGTCTAGGCTTTTCCACAGAAATCCCTGTTGGATACAAAGGAATTATTGTTCCTAGGAGTGGCTTTAGCAATTACAAATGGGTGATGAATAATAATGTAGGACAAGTGGACAGCGACTATCGTGGAGAGTGGATGATGAAAATCAAACCTCTTAATAACGCATTAGGAGAAGAACCTCTTCCTTTTGCTGTTGGTGATAGGTGCTGTCAGATATATTTTGAGAAGGTGCTTGATGTAGAATTTGAAGAAGTGGAATCATTGAATGACACACAAAGAGGACAAGGAGGCTTTGGAAGCACAGGAAAATGAAATGTAAAGTTTGTGGAAAGAACGCAGATAGTGAATATTGCTTCTCTCATAAACCAAGAAAACGTTTCAGTAAAAGTGAAATAAAGCCAAAAGTTTCACAAAAAGTGAAACAAACAGAGGACATGTTTCATTTCTTTGAAGACGTTTGGAAGGAAAGAAAACATGAATGTTACAATTGTGGAAAGTGGCTTGGCAACGAGCCACTTTCCTATATGTTTGATCATGTATTGGAGAAAAGCAAATATCCTGAGCTTAGACTAGAAAGAGAGAACATTGCTTTAATGTGTCTACAATGTCATGATAATAAGACCAGAGGTATTCTAACTGAGAAGGTTATAGCAAAAATACAAGCTGTCAAAGAAAAGTATGATAAATGACTATCTTTATATTTTAATATCTAAATATGGAAAAGAAGGTCTTGAAAGGAGAAATTAAGTTTCAAATACCCTTAACAGAAGAGCAAAAACAAGCAAAACTCACTATTCTTAATAATGTAATCACTGTATTAAAAGGTGCTGCTGGTAGTGGTAAGTCTACATTAGCAGCTCAAGTGGGGCTAGATCTTTTATTTAAGAAAGAAGTAGAGAAGATAATAATTACAAGACCTATGGTTTCCTCTCCTGATGAAATGGAGGTAGGTATTCTTCCCGGAGGTATAAATGAGAAACTTAGTCTTTACACTGCTCCTGTATATGATAACATGTACAGGCTTTATCGTAGAGAAAAGATTGAAGAATTAGTAAGAGAGGGTAAGATTGAAGTTATTCCTATGTCAATGTTAAGAGGAAGAAACTTTTCCAATACATTACTGATTGGAGATGAAATGCAAAACTGCACAGATAGAGCTTTGGAAATGTTGTTAACACGAATATGTAGTGGAACAAAAGTGATATTGTGTGGAGACAGTTCTCAAATTGATTTAAAAGATAGAAAACATAGTGGTTTTGAATATTTATGTAAACATCTATCTTTGATAAAAGAAGCAGCAGTTGTAAAACTTACAAGTAATCATAGACATCCCATCATAGAAGAAATTATAAAAATTTATCAATGACATGCCAGCTAGAAAAACAAAAGATGAATTTATAGAAACATCTATAAAAATTCATAATAACAAGTATGATTATTCTAAAGTAGAATATTCATCAAATAAAGTTAAAGTTTGTATAATTTGTTCTATTCATGGTGTGTTTATGCAAACTCCAAATGATCATATTGGAGGACATGGCTGTAGAAAATGTTCTGAAGAAAACAACATAAACTACAATATGAAAGATTCATTTACAGAAGAAAACAAACACAAACCTTTAGATCTCTATGTTATAAATTTAATGTCTTCTGATGAATCTTTTATAAAAGTGGGAATATCTAAACAAACTAGATTAAGACACATTAACATAAAAACAAAAAGTGGATATGATTATAATTCATTTTTGACATTTCCTTGCACAATTGAAGAAGGAACAATTATTGAGAGAAATATATTATCTTCGTTAAGAGAAGTATATAGATATATCCCAAAAATAAAGTTTCCGGGATATAAAGAATGTCTAACACTTTCTGCAAAAGATGTTATTTTAGAAAAGATTCAGAAAATATTAACTGAAGATTATCACAGAAGTGATTTAGTTGCTAGGATATTAGAATTTGAATACGGTAAATAAAACCATACACATGACAGTGGAACAGATTGCCCAAGTGGCACATGAAATCAACAGAGCCTATTGCCAAGCTATTGGCGATGACAGTCAACCTACATGGGAGAAAGCTCCTGAATGGCAGAAATCTTCTGCTATTAAGGGTGTAGATTTCCATCTTACAAATCCTCATGCAGGTCCTGATGCAAGTCACAATTCATGGCTTAAACAGAAAGAGGAAGAAGGATGGCAATGGGGTCCTGAAAAAGATGCTGAAAAGAAAGAACATCCATGCTTTGTACCTTACAATCAATTGCCTACAGAGCAACAAGCAAAAGATTATTTATTTAGACAAGTGGTACATTCATTAAAAAACCAATTATGAATCAATTCTTTTACAAAAGGACAGAAGGAGAAAGCGTGTTTACAGACAGCTTTAACATTAACAAGGTGATTAGAACTATTGAGAATGCTGATGGTACAACATTAGTGTTGTTGGATGATTTGCATGAACGTTCTCACGATGTTCCTGATGTTGATATTAAGAGTAATAAGGTGAAAGGTGTAAAGCGTCAAAGGGATGTATTTCAAAGTGAAATCATTCTCAATAAAGAAGATGCTGAAAGGTTTCAATCAATAACCAAAATCTGAGAAAATGGAATTCAAAAGACTAAAAGGTAATCGCATCTATCTTAGCATCCCTGAATTTAAGGAAAGTCCTATATACCTGTCAGAGGAGCTCAAAGAAGCATTCATTCTTGAGGAGAAGAAGAAATACACAAAGCTTGAAGTGTATGCTGTAGGAGATATTGTACATGATGTAGAGCGTGGAGATGTGGTTCTTGTAGATCCTAACGCTCTTCAGAATGCTCCTGTTATTAGCCTTAGTGAGAATAAGAAAGTGATTCTTATTTCACCATTTGACATTATACATATTTGGTAATATGTTATCAGCAAAATGCATTACATATGGAAGAGTGGAGTTTCTGGAAGAGTCACTCCACTCTTTCCTTACGCAAGACTACGATGGTCCTAAAGAGATGGTGATTGTTAATGACTACCCTCTCCAAAAGCTTATATTTGACCATCCTGATGTACGTATAATCAATCTTGATTATACGTTTGATAACTTAGGAAAGAAGGAGAACTTTGCTACAGAACAATGTAGAGGAGAGATTATTATGCAATGGGATGATGATGATGTAGCTATGCCTTGGCATCTTAAAAATGTAGAGAAGTATTTTACAGATGATGTAAATATTCTTCATTGGGCTGTAGGAGTGTATTACAATGAGCCTAGTATTACTGATGTAGGATGGATAGGTAATTCAGGTATTGTATTTAGAAAGTCAACATGGGAAGCTATAGGAGGTCATCCTATTGAGAATGCAGGATATGACATGACTTTTATACATAAACTTGCAGACTATGGAGGAAGACTACTTGCACATCCTCCTAGAGAAGAAGCTAGTTGGTTTTATATGTGGGGAGGGAGAGGCTATCATTGCAGTGGCGCAGGAACAGACACTCCTGATAGAATGAATGTAATACAAAGACATAGTGGATATATTGAGAGCTTGAGACAGCAGAATAAGATTCCTACAGGAGATGTCTATCTACAGCCTCATTGGAAATATGACTATGAACAAAAACTAAAAGACTTTACCAATGCTCGTTGAATTCATTATTCCCACTTATTACAGACCTGCTCCTCTCAAGTCAATGTTGGCAAGTTTAATTGCTCAAACAGATGGAGATTGGGGAGCTCTTATTATGATTGATAATGAGAAGAATGAGGAGATAGAATCAATCATTAATAGCTTTAATGATGAGAGAATCAGACATCATTATATGGACAAAAGATATAATGATTGGGGACATACGCCTAGACAATTAGGAAAGCAAATGAGTGATGCTGACTACATCATTATGACTGGAGATGATAATTATTACACTCCTAATTTTGTAGAGGAGCTTAAAAAAGCTGTTTTACAATACAACCATCCGGGAGTGGTATATTGGGATATGGTGCATTCTCATTATAGATATGAGTATTTTGAATGCAGACTTGGAGGAGGGCAGATAGACATGGGAGCATTTGCTACAAGAAAAGACATTGCTCACGACTTAGTGCTGAATACAGAATATGCAGCTGATGGTTTTTTCATAGAAGAATACAAAAGAAAATACTTCATGGAAAGATCTATCAAAATTAATAAGGTGTTATTTGTACATAATTAATTATGAAAAGACTAACAGAAATAGCCAACAAGTATAATTGTGACAAAGGATCTGTAGCTTTTGAAGCACATGGTTATACAGAGATGTACGAAGAGTATATTCCTTCTAAAGAAAAATTTACACTTCTTGAGATAGGTGTTTGGAAAGGAGACAGTTTAAAGATGTGGAGAGAGTACAATCCTCAGCTTATTATTCATGGAGTGGATATTAATCCTCTGATAAAACATGTAGAAAACACTCAAATACATATAGGGAGTCAAACTGATTATAAATTCATTACAGAATTAGTAACAGAAATATCTCCAGACTTTGTAATAGACGATGGTAGTCATAGATACTCAGATATCATGTCTACGTTTATATTTTTATATCCTCTGTTAAAGAAAGGAGCATATTATTTTATTGAGGACTTACATGCTTCTTATGCTCATAGAGAGAAGGTGATGAATGACATTGGTGAAATGACAGAATTTATTATGGAATGCAATGATAAGCTTCTTATTGTAAAAAAATGAAAATCCCTGTCATTATAAATAACAGAGATTTGTACACATGGCCTGTGGCTATGTTGCATAGAATCATGAAATATGATGGTGTTGGAGACATTATTATTGTAGACAACGGCTCTACATATCCTCCATTAATACATTGGTATGACAGACAAACTCTTGTTCATGTAAAAAGGTGTGAGAATTTAGGACATGGAGGAGCATGGGTGAGCAATGCTGTCAGTGAATTGGGAAGTGATTATTATGTAGTGACAGACAGTGACATGGGACTACAAGACACTCCTGATGATACACTAATGGTGTTGTTAGAAAAACTTCAAAACCATTCAGAGCTTGAGAAAATAGGACTAGGACTTAACTGGCAAACTGTTCCTGTTGAAAGTCCTTATTATCATAGACTTAATTTATACGAAAAAGATAGATGGGAGAAGTCAAAAGTAGTGGATGATGTATATGTAGATGTACAAATAGACACTACGTTTGCTTTATACAACAAACCTCATTATTTTATTGGAGGAGGTAGTATGTCATCTCCTTATGTGGCTAGACATTATCCTTGGGAGATTATCAATTATTCTGATGATGAAGAGTTTAAATATTATATTGACAATGCTTCTAGTTCTAGCTCTTATAAGACATTACTAAAACTATAAAGCCCTAGATGTTCTCTAGGGCTTTATTCATTTAGAAAGACGTTTTTGCTTCATGGGCCATTGAGGACTCTTGAGCTTGAACGATTATAATTTCTTCTTTTTGTATAAGAAGGTTCTATTCCTTTTTTTATCTCCTCTAAAGCCTTTAAATAATATTGATGTACTAAATTTTGGTCTTTTGAGTTACCTAATGTATAGTTTTTACCATTATAGTAAATTGAGGAAGTCCATAATTTAGTACGTTTATTCCAAAAGACTCCTGTAAAATTACTAGTTTTTCGCACTCTATCTTTAGAAGAATTCTCTCTGTTAGATAAAAGTTGAAGATTGGATAAATTATTGTTGTCTTTGTTATTATCAATATGATCTACACAAATAGAATTTTTTCCGTTAGGAAAATGATTCAAAAAAGCCATAGCTACCAAAACAGAAAGTTTAAAACACTTTCTTCCGTTTTGATTGAATAAATATACTATATGATATCCTTTTTTGTTTACGTAAGTACGTAGTGTCTGATTTTTTCTAGAGTTGTTTTTTAAACTTTTAACTCTACCTAAATCAGACACTACGTACTCTTCATAGTTGGGTACTTGTTTCCAATTTTCTTCCATGTTACTTGGATAAACGTTTAGATTTTAGTGGAAACATAGGACTTTTAAGCCTAAGTTTAGAGTCACTCTCACGCATGTAATTGTCCTTTGGTCTAGGATTATTTACCTTAGGAGCTTTCTTTGGCTTTCCACTTTTCATTACATTCCTTTTTTGCTCTTAGAAGCTTTTACAAGCCCTACAGGCTTGGTAGCTTTACCAGTTTGATTCTTACCAATTGTTCTCTTAGTTTGATTGTAAGAAGCCAATTTGGTAGATGTGCTGCTCTTAGAAGGAGCCAACGTTCCTGCTTTCTTTGCCATTGTATTTGTTTTTAATTATTTACAACCGTATTTACACTTCTTCATTTTACCACCGCTCTTCATTTTCCCTGCATTCATCTTTGCTCCTGCAATCCTATCAGCAGCTGTAGGCTTAGGATTTTTGTCTACGCCAGCCTTAACACTGAGCATACCAAATGATCCACCATCCTTAAACTTCTTCTTAGGAACAGACTTCTTAGCAGGTGTAGATGTCTTCTTAGCAGGTTTGTCGTACATTCCTGTAGCAATGTTAAACCCACTCTCATACGTTGACTTGGATTTAGGAATCATTTTGCCGGGGAACATTTCACTAGGAACAGAATCTACAGCAGCTCTCTTTTTTGCTACAGATTTTCCCATCTGCGCTTTCTTAACTTTTTTAACAGTAGCCATGTTATTTAGATTTTTTTAGTTTACCACCTTTTTCCATCATAGATGTAGTCTTTTTAGACCCCACCTTACCACCATGCTTTTGTCTTTCGACTGCTTTAATAGTCTTTCCTTTAATGAAGTCTTTCACTGCACCTCTTGGAACCCTAACCTCTCCTTCAAAATCTTTTATATTTTTCTTACCTATAGTGGTTTTTACATTGGCAGGGAAGCTTTTCTTTCCTGCTGCATAACCTGTAGTGTCAACAGAATAGTCAATATTTTTACCGCCCCTGCCAATCATCCTACCTGTTAGTCGTTCTCCACTTTGGGCTTTTTTAAGTTTTTTTACAGTAGCCATTATTATATATTTTTGATTGTTAGCAATTCCATTTGTATTAATTTAATATTTTTGAACCTTTACTCAAATTATCTAAAGCCCATAATGGTTGTAGATTTGTGTAATGATTTAGTCTTATAACATCTTCTTCTGTTTTAGCAGTAGCTAAAGGTATTATATGATCTATATGCCATTCTCCATGATTCTCTAAAGTCATTCCTTCTGTAAATTTTTTAGAGATATGATTTATAAACTCTTTAATTGTACATCCTAAAATAACTTCTGTTCTGTCTGATTTTTTAAAATTTCTTTTACTTCTTTTAAAAGAATGTAAAATTAAACGTCTAATATTATTTTTAAACCTAAAAATAGGTTCATTATCAAATCTTTTTTTAAAGTAATTTTTAGCATTTAATTTATTGTCTTGTCTATATTCTTTAAAATAATCTTTATTTTTCTCTTTCCATTTTATAATTTTATCACAATTTTCTTCTCTATATTTTTTATTTTTAAGTTTTAAGTTTTCTTTGTTTGTTTGTTTATAATTTTTTAAATATTCTTTTTTTATTTCTTTATTTTTTTCTTCGTAATTTTTAATGCATTCTTTACATATAGCTCGATAACCGTCTTTATAACCTTTTCCTTTATAAAAATTTTCAAAGGATTTTAAATCTTTACATTTGCTACATGTTTTCATATTTTATGAAGTTTAATTGCAATTCCACTTCTTCAAAGCTAATGCTTTTCTTGTAGGCTTGCCATTTTTTCTCATAGGACCTTTTACTCCTGACATTCTAGCGCAAAAACTTTTTCTACGATTGGCAGATTTACTCCCTTTTTTAAGCTTAGAAGGAGGCGTAGTTACAGCCATAGAAAGTTTACTTCCGGGATTCTCTCTTCTATAAGAGGCAATTCCTTTCTTATTAAGACCACCAGATGCACTCTTTCCCTCTTTACGAGTCCAAGCAGCAGTCTTATGTGATTTCTTTACACTAGCCATGATTATTTCTTTTTATACTTGTAGTCAGGATTGTCCTTATGCCATTTCTTTGTAGCAGCAGCTCCTTGCTTGACAGTTTTGGCTTTACCTATTTTACTGAGGTTGATGGTGTCCCATTTTCCTTTATCCATTGTAGGATGGTTCACCATGACATCTCCTTTCTTACCTTTAGGAGAATCCTTCTTGGCTTTATACACTACATGCTTTTCACCTCCAGCTTCCACTTTTAGCTTTCCTCCGTTCTTGAGGGCAGAACCTTTGAATACACCTTTCTTTTTAATAAGAGGTCCATTGGGTACAGGTGTAATTGCTCCTTTTATGGCAGGGATGGTGTCTCCGTATTTGAGAACACCTTTTCCAACATAAGCTTCTGCTTTCTGTGGATTGTAAGGACCAGCTTTTTTAATACTCTTAGCCACCTTTTCTAGCTTTAGCCATTTTCTTTAGTGTCTTTGCAAGTGCTTTCCTCTTAGGAGTACATGTAGTTTTAGTCATGGGGGTGCAATAGCCCTTGTGCTTAGGGTTAATTGTCTTCTGTATCCATTTCTTATCTGTAGCCATTGTTATTTCTTTTTAGCTATCTTGCCACCCTTCTTATAATTAGTGCCCATCATTTTATTGACAGAACCTCTAAGTTGTTGACCCATTTGAGGGAATGAGAGTTTAGCAGCTTCCATTTGACCAAGACCTGCTTTTTTTCTAAGCTTTTGAGCTTTAGAATAATCTCTTGCTAAATCAACAGTGTTATAAGGTTTTCCACCGCCAAGATCTTCAAGTGCCTTCTTATCATTCTTACCTATTGCTTGTCTCCCTGCTTTATGTTTAGCATACGCTTCATCATATTCTTTTTTAGCAGAAGTTCCTGATTGGGCTTTTTTGATAGTGCCACCTTTCTTCATGTTACCAAGAGTGCGTTCTTGCACTTTTGTCCAAGCACCTTTAGGATCAACCATAGGAGCTTTTTTCTTTTTGCTAGCTACACCGCCAGCTTGGTATTTTTTCACGGTTGCCATGTTATTTCGTTTTAGCTTTTATTTTCTTTTCCTGCTTGAGCATTGCAGCTGTAGGCTTCTTTCCTGAGCCTTTGTTTGCACGAATGGAATCCCACAATCCCCATTGAGATGTAGATCCATCTTTTCTCTTAACCATTTTCTTTGCCATCACCTGTAAATTGAAAAAGGGTGTTGCCGTGGAGACAACACCCATTAGATTAAGAAATCTTTCCTTCGGCTTTCATTCTACCATAGATGGCAAGGACACTACCAACTGCTGCAATTGCTTGGCTGATGATTACAGTGACATTTCCTTGAGCTGCTTTCACTGCATCTGCATAAGCTTTCAGTTGATTGAAATCAGCATTCTCAGGGAGCTGAACATCAGGAACTTTAAGCACTTCACTGATTACATAACCAAGGGCTGCAATAAGAATGCCCCAAATGGTCTTAGACTGATACCATGATTTTGTTTCCATATTGATTGTTTTATTCGGTTTTTTCCACTGCCACTCCTGACCTAACAGCTTTAGCCAATTGTTCTTCAACAATATCATTTGCTGTCATAGCAAGGAATATTTTTTGTGCTTCAGGTGTAGAGAGTGTTGCTCTCAATGCGTTTAGAATAATTCCAAACTCTCCTGCATTCAATGTGAATGTTGCATCAGGCTTCCATGTATATGCCTTTGAAGGGTCAAATTGATTAGAAGCCTCATCATTTTTAACTACGTTCATGTTATTTGGTTTTAATGCGTAAATGTATGTTATTCAATTGAAATATCAAAGACAATTGTTCCACCACTTGATTTAATACTTTTAGACATGTCCAATCTTATATTGAGCATTGTGTGAAACCTCAACAGCTCCTCTACAATTGCATTTGTATATTTAGGAGCAGAAGGAACAAGTCTGAAGTGATAACCCTTAGGAACCTTTGTCACTTCTAATATTGCAAACTCATCTACAGAATCAATAATTCCCTCAAGATGTAAGAAATAGACAACATCATTGTCTTTCATCACTTCAGGAAGAAACTTTGTGTGCAATTGCATCAGCTCAGTGTAAGGAGATAGAGAGTTTTAGCTGCTTCACCACTCAGGCTGTCAGCAAGATTACAAATGTCATGATATGAATTTGCTTCTCCATATGCCTTCAAATCAGAGGCAAATTGTTTAAGCTCATTCACAACACCCATTGCACTAGCGTTATTAACAACAGGTTCCATTTTAGGAGCCTGTACACGCTTTCCTGCATATCCCATAAGCTTCTCCATCACTCCATCTTTGAAGTCATGTACATAGTCATACAATCCACCAGTTGCTTGATGTTCTGCATAGCTACTAGTTTGCCAATGTATGAGATGCAATTGTTCGTGGAAAAATGTGAGCTTTCCTGCAATGCTCTCAAGTGTCATTCCTGAAGACCCTTGTTGCATCATTTCTTTAGGGAATATGGTTTTCATTATCATCTAGGGGTTGTAGTGGTGGTAGATGTTGTTGTAGGAGCTATTGTAGTGGTGGAGGGAAGACAACACTCATAAGCATCAATCTCCTGCCAATCACCTACCTTGGGCTTTGTCCTCTGTAAAATAAGACTTCCTGCTATCACTCTACCTGTAGCATCATATCTTACAAATGCTTTTAAATCTTTTCTGTTTGACATTGTAATATAGTTTATCCAATGGATGCGGTGGTGGTGGTACTAGTGGTGGTGGTGGGGTTGCAGCACTCATATGCTGTAATCTCTTTCCATTTGCCTACTTTAGGCTTGTTTCTCCTGAGGATGAGACTCCCCGGAACTATGCGTCCACTGCCATCAAAACGCACATACGCTTTTAAATCCCTGCGTGAATTTGCCATGTTAATCGTATTTTAAATGATACTTATTGTTTAGCTCAATGAGCTTTTTTACATAATAGTTGTTGCACAATGTTTGGTTTTGTTCGTTGTTGAGAATGTTAGTGAGATTGTCTGTGAAAGGAATCATTCCTGCATGGTATTTTCCTTTGTAGAACATTGGTGTTTCTCCATGCATTTCTCCTGTCACACCTGCATTGTGGAATATTCCCACAGTGTCAAGTTTATGAATATGATCAGTGCTCCATGCAAAGTCCATCTCTTTCACCACCTTAGATTCCATTCCTCTAGCCCAGATGTTCCAAAGCACAGCCCACATGTCTGCACACCAACTTTGAAATCCTCTGTTCTCATTCTCAAAGAATCTTCTATTTATAGATTGGAGATAGGTGCGAATGTTTATACAATCCGTAATCACCTTTTCCCAAAACTTATCATCTATGTTCTTGAGAAGATATTGCGCTCCTCCAGAGTTAAGATTGTTTAATTCACATGTTTCTCTTGACACACCAACAGGAGCTGTAATCTCTGCTAATACATCAATTGTTTTATATTCTTCAAGCCTTTCAGGAAGTACATCCCTAACCTTGCTGTCAAAATAACTTGCATTAATGTAGCTATTTGTATCACTGACATAACAAACATCGTCATCCAAATACTTATCAAGGTTAAAATTGGATGTGAAAAGAATATCACAATCACAATATAACACTGCATGATTTTTCATTTCAGGCTTTGCCTTGAAATATTTCATCAATGTGTAAGGTCTAAGAATTGGAATGTAAATGGGAATAAGCTTTGAAACATCATCCTCATCTATTTGATAAAAGAATTCAGCTTCTGGATATAAATCCTCAAGTCTTTTCCAATTCTCATTTGGCTTTCTGAAGTTTGGTGTGAAAACAAGGACAATAGCTTTATCAGAATGTCCTATTTCTTTCAAGCTTTCAAGCCAAGCATGTGTTTGCCACATGTAATATGTGTCATCAGGCTGCGAGCATATTATCTTTAGTTGTCTCATTTTTTTGTTGGTTTATGTAGGAGGGAAGAACATTATTCCTCCCTCCTGTAATAATTATTCAGCAACAACAGCTTCTTCAGCTTCTTTGTAATTCTGAATTTGAGAATTCACTTCAGCCAATACCCTTTGCAGGTATTCAATCTGAGCAAGAACATCATAAGCTTTAGCTTTCAATTCTACGAGACTGTTCATAAACATATGGTTTTTAAATGATTAAACAAGAATAAGACCAAGTTTGGAAGCAACATATTCATATGCTGCAAGATTGACATTAGATGCATCACCCCAAACGTCATAATCCTCTCCACTAATGGTCACATTACCTTCTGCAAGCGTGGCTCCGGGAGTGACAATTGTAGTTTTTCCTTCAGCATCTGTAGCTTCTACAGGAGACTGAGAAATAGAATAATAAAACGTAGCCTGTAGCCAAATCATCATTAACAATCCTTACAGACAATTCATCTGCTTGATAATTAGCTCCGTCTTTCCATACGGAGAATGTTTCAATTTTTGCCATTTTTATTTTATTTTATGTTTTGTAAAATTATACATTAATTCAAATCAACCCAAGAGGTTCCATCATACAATTTCAATTTATTTGTAGCTGTGTCATAATACAATGTTCCTGCACTTGCTGTTGGAACTGTTGATGTTGGAATAAGACGTAAGCTACTGTTAATTTGCACTGTTTGACCACTATCAGTAGTAGTGCCAACAACAAGTTTACTACTTATGTATTGGTTGCCGACTACTTGGAGTTTATAGTCGCCTGCGTCTGTGGTGGTGTTGATGAGGC